AAGGAATATGTCAGAAGAAAGATATTGCGTCAAACAGAACAAGAGTTGCAGGAACTTGATAAGCAAATGGCCGAGGACAATCAAAAGCTTCAGGCTCAGCAGATGGCTCTCATGGCACAGCAACAGATTGATGCACAGGGGCAAGAGGAACAACAGCAATGACGGACATCTCTCACAAACTCATAAAAAATGGAATAAATGCCTTGTTGGAGGACAATGAACCTTATTTTAAAAAAAATCTGGTTCAAAGTTTGTCGATAAAGCTAAACAACGCCCTTTCCGATGTTATAGATGAAAGTTATAAAAATTTGTTTTACACTCAAGAAGTAAACGAATCCACCAAAGATCTTAAAGTATTTTTGGAAGTACTTGAATCTCCTGGAAAAATTCAATTAAAAGATGGAAGTATTATAAATATTACTGAATTTGAAGTAAAGGCACTTAAGGAATTGTTTGACAATATAGGACAAAAATCCAAAAAGCTGATGACCGAAAATGTCTTTGATTCCTCAAATTCTTTAAAACAACATTTAGATTTTTATCAAAAATCAAAAGGACTATTCAGATGAGCAAAACCACACGGGACCTGATGAAAAGCGTAATAGAAGAAAATGCAGTAGAATTTAAGAAAAACATGTCAGAGGTATTATACGACAAGGTTGGTAAAGCTCTGTCAAATAAGTATGTGGAAATGTCAAAGGTAATATTTGAAAGTATAAATTTAGCAGAACAAGATGGATCTGAGCCAGTAACACCAAATAAAGGTTAACTAATGAAGTTAATTACAGAACTAACAGAAGACATCAAGTATATCAAAGAAAATGTCGGCAATGGAGACAAGAATTACTTCATTGAAGGCATTTTTATGCAATCCGATGTAAAAAATCGAAACGGAAGAATATATCCAAAAAACACGCTCGCCAAAGAAACTGGAAGATACATCACAGAATATGTAAACAAAGGGCGTGCTCTCGGTGAACTCAACCATCCAACAGGACCCACAGTAAATCTTGACAGGGTTTCTCACATAGTCAAGGAACTTCATGAGGATGGAAAGAACGTATATGGAAAAGCCAAAGTTCTTGACACTCCAATGGGAAAGATTGTAAAGAACCTAATTGACGAAGGTGCCCAGCTAGGCGTGTCAACAAGAGGAATGGGCTCTCTGAAGGCCAAGAATGGCTATCAAGAAGTTCAAGAAGATTTTATGTTGGCTGCAATCGACATTGTTGCTGATCCTTCTGCCCCAAATGCTTTCGTAAATGGAATCATGGAAGGAAAAGAGTGGGTTTTTGACAACGGGATTTGGGAAGAAAGACAACTTCAAAGAGCAAAAAATTTGATAAAGAAGTCTTCCAAAAAGAATCTTTCCGAGAATATGGTAAAGGTATTCAATCAATTCTTTAAAAATCTATAATGTATCTTGATGAACAAACAAAATCTTTTTTGCTCAGAGTATTAAATGAGCAAACTCCTCCCGGCAGTGGTGGTTCTACGGGTCCAGGTGCTCCTTTTGGTGGTGCCAATAGAAAACCACAACTAGGTCCAGATTGGAGTGGATCTGGACAATTACTTACACCGGGTGAACAAGCAGCAAATGTTAAACAAAATCCCATGTTTTCAAGTGTAAAACCAATGTCCGATAAAAAATATTACGATGCTGCTTTAAAGGGTGGCCTTAAAGCACAAGGATATGATTTGGAAAAAGAAAAATCTTCAAATCAACCAAGTTTAGAATACCTTGGCGCATTAGGAACACTCAAAAGAACCATGGGTTACAATACAGATCCCGGTGCCGGTGTTGAAATGCTAGGAGTTCCTTTTGTTGGTGAAAAGGGTGTAAATTTGGCAAAACTTGGTCGGTATGCAATATCAAAGGCTGCAAAGACTGGTATTGCAGCCGCAGCGCTAAACACTAACATGGGTCAGCTTGGTTCTGCAATTTCAGGAAAATTGGGTCGTCTTGCACTTCTTGGTGCTGATCCTTTTGATTATGCAACCAAAGTAATGGGTGTCGATTACGTAAGCGACCAGATATCAAAACTAGGAAAGAGACAATATCAACAAATAGCATCCGGTGCGGGAAGTATTAGGTTATAAATTTTTATAAATAATTAAAGTTCAAGGACAAATTGACATGAAAAAAGCAAATAAATTATCATTGACAGAAACAATCATGCAAATGCCAGCAAACGGTACCAGTATGCTCCCAGACGGTAAGAGCGACATGCTTCCTGCTGCTGTAGATTTTAGCATGGCAAATAAAATGCGTTCCCAAGTTCCAACACAAGCCGCTGCAATGGCCGGTGCTGCTCCTGTAATGGGCGGTGGTGCTCAACAAGAAGAAGAGCCAGAGGCAGAGGAACAGGAGGAAACCGAGGAAGAATCTGAACAAGAGGAAATGGAAGAGGCACACAAGGCCCAGTTCCGAGATGCTGTTGTTGCTCTATTGGGCGAAGACAATGCATCAGATGAGCTGGTTTCCAAGCTTGAAGCAGTTTTTGAAGCAGCCGTTCAGCAAAAAACCGAAAACAACGTTGCATTGGTTCTTGAGGAAATTGACCAAAACGTTGCCAATTACCTCACCAATGTTACAAATAACTTGGTAGAAAAAGTAGATGACTACTTGGAGTACGTCGTAGAAGAATGGATGACAGAAAACGCAGTTGCTGTCGAGCAAGGAGTCAAGACTCAAATTGCTGAAAACTTCATCGTAGGTCTCAAGAATCTTTTTGAGAATCACTACATCGATGTTCCTGCAGAGAAGTACAATGTTCTTGATGAACTCTATGCCCAAAACAAAGAACTTCAAGAGCAATTGAACCAAGTAATCAACACAAACATTGAGCTGAAGAAAGAAGTTTCTTTGAGCGAATGTGCTGGAATCTTTGTTGCAGAAACAAGAGACTTGGCAGACACACAAATTGCCAAATTGCAATCCTTGATGGAAAGTGTCAGCTTTGAAAGCGTTGACGAATACCGAAACAAGCTCGTTGCAATCAAGGAAAACTACCTCCAAGGAACAAGACCCGTTTCAACCAAGGTAATCACAGAAGAACAAACTTTTGCCAAAGTCAAACAAGTCCCAACAACTTTGGTAGAAGGATACGCAAGCGCATTGGGACGAATTAACAAGAAACTTTAAATTTACTAAATAATTTTACTCAACAGGAGATATTACTAAAATGAACTTTTCTGACAACACACCATATGATATCTTGACTGAGAAGTGGGACCCAGTGCTCGGACACGATGCACTCCCCTCAATCAAGGACGACTATCGTAAGAAGGTAACTGCAGTTCTCTTAGAGAACCAAGAGCAGGCCCTTCGTTCACAACACCTCACAGAAGACATGCAATCCGCCAACCTCGGAATGCCTACTTCTTTCACCAATCTCGGACAAAATCCAGCCGGTTATGACCCAGTTCTAATCAGCTTGGTTCGTCGTGCAATGCCAAACTTGATGGCCTATGACATCTGCGGCGTTCAGCCAATGACTGCCCCAACCGGCCTCATCTTTGCAATGCGTGCAAACCATGGTGGCGGTGGAACCTATGGAAGCATCACTGCTTACACAGAAGCCATGTTCCAAGAGCCACAACCATCCTTTGGTGGTTCTGGTTGGACCTTGGACGCATCTTTCAGAGCTCTTCGCGGTATCTGCGGAACATCCGGTGGATCTGATCCAAGCGTTCTTCGTGCTGGATCAAGCATTGATTCCATCCGTGGTATCGTAACAAACTATGGTGAAAACATCGGTTCCAGCGCTTTGGGAACAGATCCATACAAGACATGGAATCAAATGGCCTTCTCCATCGACCGTGTTGCCGTACAAGCCCGTACACGCGCTCTGTCCAGCAATTACACAGTCGAATTGGCACAAGACCTCAAGGCTGTTCACGGTCTCGATGCCGAAGCCGAACTCGCAAATCTTCTCAGCACAGAAATTCTTGCTGAAATCAACCGCGAGATCGTCAAGACAATTTACTGGGTTGCTCGCAACGGTTCTCAGCAAATTGATTTGAACAACAAAGGCGAATATGACCTTGATACCGATTCAGACGGTCGTTGGTCTGCTGAACGCTTCCGTGGTCTCTGCTTCCAAATTGAGCGCGAGTGCAATGCAATCGCCAAGGAAACCCGTCGTGGAAAGGGCAATTTTGTAATCTGCGATAGCGATACCGCAGCAGCCCTCGCCATGTCTGGCTTCATGAGCCTCAGCCCAGCAATTGCTCCTCAACTGAACGTTGATGACACTCAAAGCACATTTGCTGGTATTCTCCACGGCAAGATCAAGGTCTACATTGATCCTTACACTCCAGCTGGTGTAAACTTCTTCGTCGCTGGATATAAGGGTGAATCGCCATACGATTCTGGATTGTTCTACTGCCCATACGTTCCTCTGCAAATGGTACGTGCAGTTGATCCAAATACCTTCCAGCCTCGCATTGCGTTCAAGACCCGTTATGGTGTCGTAGCCAACCCCTACGTCCTAAACGGAACAACCTTGCAACCAGACGGTGAAACCTTGACCAAGGGATTGAATCAATACTATAGATTCTCTGTAATCAAGAACCTCCACGGCAACACCATCTGATAGGTGACCGTGTGTAAGACACACGAAAACCTCCCGAGAAATCGGGAGGTTTTTCTTTTACCATAAATATTTTTATGCCAATCTGTTCAAATTCAATAAACCCCCTGTACAACAATTATTTTAGACTTGTGTTTTCACGGGGAACAAGACAGCTTGAATTAATGTGCCAAAAGGTCAGCCTTCCTGGTATTGCTGTAGGAGAGGCAACCCAACCAACTGCACTCGGAACAACCATTCCCTATGCAACCACTGCTACCACATTTGATCCTCTGAGAATAGAATTTATAGTTGATTCTGATCTTACTAACTGGAAAAGCCTTTATTCCTGGATACGCAACATAACAAACATAGAAAATGACACGGACCATAACATTCTCTATCAAAGTTGGCATATAAAAGCAAACTTAGAAATTTTAGATCCATTAAATTGCAACAATGTAAATTTAAAATTTACTTTTCATAATGTAATACCCATAAATTTGGGTGGAATAAATTTTCAAACTGACAATGTTGACGTAAATATAGTAAAATCCACGGCAGCATTCAAATATTCTTATTACACGATGGATCCAGATGCCCCATCAAATTTGCTGGAAGAACTTTAATTCAGATATTCGCTGGGGTCGTCTGGCCAGCTTTCTGGTTTTGCGGGGTCAGACTCTGGTTTATATGGCAAGGAAGACTTCTCAGGCTTCATTGAGCTGCGTTTCTTCTTCTTGGATGGCTTCGGAGACTCTTTTGGCTCAAGATCCTCTGTAATGTCATCCTGGGCAAAAAGTTCGCCTTCCTCTTCCTCGTCCATCATTATCTCAACACCCTCAAAACTATCAATTAAGTTATTTACAAAATTTACAAATTCGTCATTGTTGAACAAATCATTTAGAAGTTGAAGACCGTTTTCGGGTCCTTCGGGACTTCCTGGAATATTGCCTGTTATTGACTTTGGATCTTTCTGCATTGCAAGGAAAAACATTTCATACATCTTTTCCAATTCTATTGCAGGTTCACCTATGTAGACAATTACGGTCTTTGGCAAAGAAACCTCATGTGCCTTTAGGTTGAGAAGATAATTGGAAAGTTTTACGTATTCTATCATCTGGCCTGTTTCATCCCGTGATAGATAATTGTCCAGTCTTGCTGGCAATTTTATGTTTATTTTTTCTTGGGTGGCTTCATTGACAAAGCCAATGAGTTCTTCTCCAGAGGTGAGTTTAACAACTCTTAATACACCCGAGAAGCTGTTCTCAGGAAGTGAATCGGACATAAGCATGTCCTCCCTTCCTTACTATTTATCTTTTGAGCTTTGCCCGAACATCATTGAATGTATTTTGTGATCAAACTTTTCACGCTTGTATATCTTCAGGCGTTCTTCAAAGTGCTTGAAGACGTGGTTCTTGTGCGATTTCATAGTAAGGTCATCTACCACGTC